CTCCAAAAGTGCAATATGAAATTTCTGTTCCTCTCACATCTTCCCCTTGAATTGCATTAACTGAAGTTCCACTGGTTCCCTTAAACACACAATTTGTTATAACTGTATTATCTGATGCAATAGCATATAATGGTGGCAATGCTGTTGCACTGGTAAATTGTATATTTTCAATAGTGCAATTCGCTCCTGCTAACAAAAGTATTCCCTGAGTTACATTTGTATCTGTTATGTTTACTCCACTATCTGAACCAGGATTTCCTAATCCATGCAAGTGTATTCCATATCCATAAAGCCTTAAATCATCAGATTCATCATAGCTTCCTGGAGCAATGAAAATATGGTATTCTGCATCAGCACTGTAGTCATCTCTGGAAAGAGCTGTTGCAGCCAAAATTGAAGCAAAAGCTGTCTGTGGAGTTAATCCATCGTTTCCATCTGCGCCGTTTTCTTCATCCACATAATAGCATTTTCCTTTAGTTCCTTTAATTACTCCATTTACACCTTGTGCAAAAGTTACATTTGCATCCCATTTATATGCATCTCCAGTGTAAGGTGGAGCTGCTGGATTTCCGTTTACTGTTCTTAATCCTTCACTCATTTCATTCACCTCAGCTTAAATCCCTAATTTTTCCTTGAGCTCCAAAGAATGTACAAATCAATTCTCCCATTGTTAAGTACATTCCTTCGTGTGTTAATGAACCATTAGCAAAGTAATCTCTGCTTTCATAATAACTAGTTGGTTGTGCGATTTTCAAAGACAATCTTGGAATCTCAAAGTTTTCTTTATTACTTGTATCTAAAGTGTAAAGTCTACTTTTAGTGTCTTTAGCTACATGAACATCTTGGAATAAAGGAATACCATAAACTGTTGCTACATTCATTCCTACTTCAGTTCCTGTAACTGTTTCAACTCCGTTTACTGTTGCAGTATAATTTCCTTCTTTCATTGGAGTATTATATCTTGCTTGATCTGCATACAATCCTTGAACGTCTGCGTAAGTGTCAAATCCTGTTAACATGAAACTTGGTCTTCCACCGTTTGTATAAATGTTTGTTAAATGTGTTCTTAGAATTGCATCAGTTAAACTTCTGTCTGATCCGCTATTATGGCTTACATAAGCGTCTGACCATGATTCAGTTGCATCTCTATCTAATCCATAAATGTCAGAATCTCCTGCATCTAAAGAAATTGTAGTATCTGAAACTTCTCCATAACTTGAACAAACTCTATCAATAGATTCAAGGTTAGTGTCTGCTGTAGTATCAACATCTCCTAACAACATTGCATCCAAGTGTTCTTTATGTTCAACTCCCATATAAGCTTTCATAAATTCCATGTCACCAATTGTATCATCGTTAGAAATTTTTGATAAAAACTCTTGTTTAGTTGAATTATCAAATGTTCTTACAACTTCCTTTGGTTTAGTGCTTACTTCTTGAAATGTTGGTTTAACTGTAGCAGGTAAATCTGCGCCTTCTGAAACTCCGCCTGTTGGTGTAGTAACTGCATCAGCTCTTGCTGTAATTACTCTCCAACCAGATTTAAGCCAAGGAATTTTAGGAATTAATCCAAAAGCTGTATCCATTTGATTTAATTGCCTCCAAACTTCAGCACCATACACGGCATTATAAACACCTGCAGTTGTTGAAATTACTGGATCATCTTTTCTAATATACTTCATTCCTGCTCCGCCTTTCGCATAAGCAAGTTTTAGCATATCATCCATTGTATTTAAATATTCTCTCATTTAATCCACTCCTAAAATGCTTTTAAGTTCTTTTTCTTCTGTTTGTCTTTTATGGTCTCTAATTTCACTAAAGTTTGCTGGTTTTCCTTTAGCAACCTCATAAGCATCCATTTTTTCGTTATTTTTTATTACTTGATTTGGTCTTGGTGTAGTTGATTTTGCTACAGCTAAAGTTTTTTTAACTTCTGCTTTAACTAAATCTTCAATTGATTTATTTGAATCAGGTAAATTAGAAATGACTCCATCTTCGCCTTTTCCTTTTCCTTCATCTGTTTCAGCTACTGAAGGTTCTCCTTCAGGTGAATCTTCCTCCAAATTATCTGGAGAAGGTTCTCCGCCATCGTTAATTGCGGCAATTACTTCTTTAGTAAATTTATCAAAATCTTCCTTAGTAACATACTGACTTTTCTTTTTTTCTGGTGTTTCGTCTTCTGTTTTTGGTTTCTTTTCGTCTTCTTTGTCTTCTTCTGTTTTTGGTTTAGGTTTTTCGTCAGTTGTTATAGGTTTTTTTTCTTCTTCTTTTTTTACCATGTTTTGGCCTCCTTTAAGTTCATTTAATTTTTTTAATTCTTTTAAAATAGACAATTGTAAACTGTCTGATTTAAACGTAATATCTTCTTTGTTTATTTTCTTAATTTTTGCTTTAGCAAAATAATACTTTTGGCCTTTAGCCATAGCATTTTTATCTAAAATATCAGCATCAGGATGCATTCCATCTTCACATAAAGCAACTTCTAAAACATCTAAGCCTCTTAACTCAGTACTTCCGTCTTTTAATTTAGTTGGATCAAAAGCTGCTCCACCTAAACTTACATCTTTATATTCTTCTTTTAAAATTTTATCCCAAGCAACATCCGCTACTGGCCCTTTGTTAATTAATCCTCTAGCAATGTAAGCTTTGTTTCCTTTATATTCGTCAGCCCACCATCTTAATCCTTTTCCAACAATTTTATTTGTATGTTCCATTGAAATTGGAGAACCATTAATTAACCATCTATCTAAAGCTTCTTCCATTTCTGATTCAGGCATAACTTCTCCTTCTTTATCTACAACACTAGGAACAGTCATAACAAAATCAAATAATCTTTCTTCTTTATTTTTTTCAAGTTCCAAAAAAACCACCATATTTTATTTTACCTTGCTGTAATGCATCTCTAAAAAAAGGTCTTGGCTCAGAACCATCTCTTTCAATTGTTTTAGCAATAGCCCAAGCAATTCTTGTTGCTTGTTTATCTGGAACAGAAAACTTTCTTTTAACCCAAGCAATTAAAGGTGCAACTGGAGGCATATGAGGATCTGTTCCAAAATCAACATGCCCTGCATAAGGTGCTGAATATCCTATTTCTTTTTCTAAAAATTGTCTATTAACATAACCTGATTTTAATAAAGTAGCTTCGTCTATTGCGCCGTATTCTACAATATTTTCTTGACTTTTAGAAAAAATAAAATCAGCAATTTCGTTAAGTTCTTCATCTACTTTTTTTAGAATGTTTTGTTTTTCTAATTCATTGACCATAGGTTAAACACTTCTTTAATGACATAATTGCTTGTAACTCAATCTTAAAGGTTTCTTTTATGCAATTTCATTTTAACAGATTGTTCTGGAAACTTTAAAGTAGCCGTATAATTGAATGGAATCCTAATTGAAGGCGAATTTAAATTAGAAACTAATTTTATAGTAGATGCTAAATAAGTAAAATCAAATAATACACTAGGAGATTTAATTGAAGAACTTAAATTTAAAGCAGAGGCTATAAAAGTTTTTCCTAAAACAATTACTGGTTCTTTTTGGCTTAAAGTTAATTCTAAAGCAGTTATAGAAACTGTTCCGTCAATTAAATAATTTGGTTCATTTGTTGTTGAACTTAAATTTAATGCAGAAACAGATAAAAAAAGCCCTGTATAAACAGAAGGAGTTTCTAAAGAAGCACTTAAACTTAATGCAGAAACAGTATGTAAAAAATCTAAATTAATTATAGAAGTTTCTAAACTAGAAGATAAACTTAAAGCAGAAACAGTATGTAAAAAATCTAAATTAATTATAGAAGTTTCTAAACTAGAAGATAAACTTAAAGCAGAAACAGTATGTAAAAAATCTAAATTAATTATAGAAGTTTCTAAACTAGAAGATAAACTTAAAGCAGAAACAGTATGAACAAAATCAAAAGCATAAGTTGGAGTCCCTAAAGAAGTGCTTAAAGTTAAAGCAGTAGCAGAAAAAGTATCTGCGCCAAGATTATTTTCTGTTCCATTGCCTGAATTATAAATAAAATCCATTTCATCTGAAGTCAATACATCTGTGTAAATTCTAACATCATCTAAATAGTATGTTGTAAGTGTATTATATGCTGCAAAAACTATTGTCGGAAATGTTGCTGTAACTCCTTGCTCATAAGTGCCTGTGCCAGGAGAACCAGAATTATTAACGTCTACTTCCATTGCACCTGTTGAACCATTGTAAGTACAACTAAACCAATACCAGTTGCCTGCTGAAAAATTACCTGCAACAGAAGCCGTATCAACTGCAACACCATTTTTTCCAACTTTAAATATAAGGTTTGGATCATTATAATCTATAAACAACTGGAATGTTCCACTTGTTCCTTCGGCTACAATAGCGTATTTGTCTCCAGCTGCAACACTTACTGCGTAAAGCCAGCCAGTAATAGAAAAACTTTGTGTGTTGTCAAAACCAGTTATACTTGTTCTTTGAAAATAATTACCACTAGCAAACACTCCTCTTGCATTAGTAATTTTTCCTGTTTGAGAGGGAACAGTTCCATTTTCTGTTAAATCATTACTATTTCCTGAACTATCTAATGCATTTCCAGTTGCTTCATTTAATTTATAGTGCCCCCAAATTGTTGAAACCATTTAAATTTCCTCTAATCATTAATTCCCTTTATACACTTTTAAAGTCACAGTTTGTTTTGGAAACCTTAAACTTGCAGTTTGTTTTTTAAATCTTTCAGTAAAACTTGTTTTAGCAAAAAATAAACCAAAAGTTTGTTTTGGAAAAAATAAATCAACAAAATATTCAACTGGAACAAAAGCAATAACATCCTTTAATGAACTAATTAAATTCAAAGCATCAACACTATGCTTGAAATCAAATAAAATACTTGGGTCTTTTTGAGTTAAACTTAAAGTTAAAGCATCTACACTAAAAGCAATATCTCCTGCAGTTATTATTGTTGGAGTTCCTAAACTGGTACTTAAAGTTAAAGCAGAAACAGACTGTAAAAAACTTAAATTAATTGAAGGAGCCTCTAAGCTTAAAGTTAAACTTAATGCAGAAACTTGTTCTAAAAAATCAAAAGCATAAGTTGAAGTTCCTAAACTAGTACTCAAAGTTAAAGCTGAAACAGTATGCGTAAAATCAAATAATTCTGTTGGTGCTTCAAGACTTGAACTTAAACTTAATGCAGAAACTTCATGCAAGAAATCATAATTAATTACAGGTGCTTCTAAACTTAAAGAAAGATTTTGAGCTGAAACAGTATGTAAGAAATCAAAGTTTATTACTGGAGCTTCCAAGCTAGAAGATAAAGTTAAAGCAGTTGCAATAAAAGTTTCTCCAATAATAATAGCAGGAGCTTCTAAGCTTAAACTTAAAGTTAATGTAGAAACTTCATGCAAAAAATCAAAGTTAACTACTGGAGCTTCCAAACTTAAAGTTAAAGTTAAAGCAGAAACAGTATGAACAAAATCAAAATTAATAACTGGAGCTTCTAGAGATAAACTTAAAGCCAAAGCACTTACAGTATGCGTAAAATCAAAGTTAATTACTGAAGTTCCTAAACTTAAACTTAAAGTCAAAGCTGTTGCAGAAAAAGAAAAGTCAATTACAATAACTGGAGCTTTTAAAGAAGTAGATAATGTAAGCGCAGAAGGTTCAACAGTAACATCTACGTCTCCGCTTTCTGTGTAGTCTACCCAAATACTTCTTCTTCGATTTTCTAATCCAGCAGAATTAAATGGGTCTGGGTCGTCTCCAGAAGTTCCTGACCTGTCTCCTGAATTACTTAAAGTGTCATACATCCAGCCAACAGCAGAAGAACTGCTTTTTATTCCTGCAATACAATATTCTTCTCCTGCAACTAATGATTGAGAAACAGCATCAGAACAATATTCACCAAGAACATTTGTGCCAGGAAGGTCTGTAAGTCTTACTCCTGCTGCAAGCAACCTATCAGCATTTCCTGTATCCATATCATAGGCGTTCATTATAGGGCTTCTTATCGTAACCTGACCATATATATAAGCATAATATTTTGTGATTGTGTCTCCTGCGGAAGCAGTATAAGAATCATTAACAACCGCATAAGTGTTTCCATAATCCCATCTTGGCCCAGAAAGTCCATGAGTAGAATATCCAAATGTCGGGTCAACGTAAACTGGATAAATAGCAGAATCTAAAAAACTTTGAGGAACAGTAATAGATAAAATTCCAGTTTCTTGATTAACATTTAAATTACACCAAACTTCTTTTCCGTTTGAATCATGCGCTTTTGGTCTATAAATATGAAATGCTTTTCCTGTTTTATATTTGTTGTTACTTTTACTTGAATGGTATACTGCATAAGAATACAAAACATTTTCTGGTCTAATTGCTCTTTTAATTTCTTCATCAGAAAAACCAGCATATTCTGATAAAGTTTTGTTTTCGTTTAATTCTGCTTCAGTTATTTCATCTTGAAAAAAGAAATTCAAATTCTTTGATTGAATAGAAAAATTAAAAACATTAGAAACAGGAACTTCTTTCAAAACAACTTCAAATTCAAAAGAACCTTTCTCATTTTTTGAATCAACAACAGAATAAAAATGAACTTCTTTATCTGCTTTAATTAATTTTATTTTTTCTGTTTCAGCTAAAAAAGAAGCAGAAGAAAAATCTTCAATTAACCTTAAAGAAAAATTAGCTTCATTACTCCAACGCTTAATTTTAACTTGCGGAAAAAAATCAGTTTGAAGTAAATCTCCTACTTCAGTTTCAAACTCTTTTTCTTTTGTAACTAAAGTATTATTAACTAAATTATATAAATTGTTAATTTTTTTAGATAATAAATTTAAATTAATTTTAGGCATTCTTAAACATCTCAAACTGTTCCTTCATGGATATATTTTTATTCTATTATTAATTCAATTCCTTCATTTTTTAATTCTAGAATTTTGTCATTTGCTTTATCTACTTTCTTTCCAGTAACATTACCGTCTTTGTCAGTTATGTCATTGTATTTTTTCTCATCATATTGTTTTTCTATTGGTTGCTTTAAATTTTCTTTGTGAAACTCTACTTCTCTTATTTGAAAAATCAAACTATGCAATTTATCAAATTTTTCTTTTGTTAAAATTCCAAATTCTCTAAATGGTTTGTTTTTATAATAACAATCTGACAACTCATCGTGAACTGTGTTGTATTTTGGGTCAATTTCTTTTCTTAATTCCTCAAATTGTACTCCGTTAAAATTTCTTTCTTCCATTTCAATTCCTCCTATTTAAATGATATTACTATCCTATTTTTTGATAATTCTGCAAGTAACTTAATATTCTTTCCATTATGCGTAGTCTGTAGACCAAGATAATATATTTTATGTGGTTGTCTAGTGGCTCCCAATACTCCACTTGTTTTTACATAATAAATTAGACGATATTCTGTGTTAAAATTAGAAAAAGTATTAAAAGGAACCTCATTATTATTTAAAATTAAGGTTCCCTTTTCTAAATCTACTCCTACATCTACAAAACAACCCAGAAGAAAGAACTTTTTAAGGTTCTTTTTGTCAATATTGTCATATAAAATCTCCTGTGTATTTTCTAATTGCTCTAAGGTTTCACCATTTTTGTAGATTGCTCTCCAATGAACGGACTGATTAACTTCTTCCATTTTACCACACTCAACTTCCAATCAAATTTTTGGTTTAGACATTTTTTATGCATTTCTTCCCACTTTGATTTATTTTTGCACACATCTACTACTTCTTCAATAAATTTTTTTTGCCATTCTTTTTTCTTGGAGTTTCCAGGAATTATTATTCCACAACCTTTATGCACGGTTTCTTTTATTGCTCCCAAATCATTACAAATCACTGGTGTTCCTGCTGTTTGTGCCTCTTCAACGGAAATACAATTTGTTTCAACAAATGTCGAAGGATAAAGCATTAATTCACTTTTCATTGCTAATTCCGCCAACTCATTTTGTTTCAACCCAGCAATATATTCCACTCCCGGTGTTTTTTTGCACTTTTCATATAACTTTTGATATTGTTTATCTCCGTTAGGGTCACCATATACCAATAGACTACTACACACTTTTAGTGTTGCATCAGGTATTTTTTCTTTAATTTTTGGGAACATATCTATTAAAACTTCTAATCCTCTAAATGGTGTTGAAGAATAATAGAATTGGTTTTTTGTTTTTATTGTTTTTTCTCTTTCTTTAAATAATTCTGTATCTACTCCATTTTCAATTACAAAGATATTTTCTTCGTCAAGTAAATTTGGATACCTGTTTATCAATGCTTGTTTGTGGTCATTACTAACACACACTATTGCATCAAACAATTTTGCAGTTGTTGGAAATGTTCCGTCATATCCTGAATACATTGGGCAATCTTGTGTCCAGAAAATAAATTTCATTGGTTTTAGTTTGTTTTTTATTTCGTTAATATAATTAATGCTTGTTCCTCTATACATAACCAATATGTCAATTGGAACAGAATTCATTATATCCAATGTAGAAACATCCATGTACAATACATCATCATATATTTCAGGTGCAGAACATTGACAAAACACTACCACGTTATTGTCTTTTGCTAACCCTTTAGCTGTATGTATTAATGATGTTTCGCTTCCACCAAGTGATTTCTTTTTAAGTGAGTTTCCTGCAAAAGGGACTGATGTTGGAGATACAAAAACAATACTTGGTTTTTTATGTTCTTCAAATCTTTTTATTTTATCTTTGTATTCATCTTTGCTTCTAAAATCTTCTCCTTTTACTCTTGCAACTTCACTTTCAACTGGATACATTTTTTTACTTCTAACATCATAATGGTCACACATTATGCTTGAATCACAATATGGTTGAAATCCTAGCTTTTTTGCTTGATAATATAACCAATGGTCTTCTCCTATTTCAACTCTAACTAAGTTTTTTCCACCACTGTCTAAAGCCATTGTCCAATCTTGTTTGAAATAAGGAAGTTTTGCTTCATCAAATTTCTTAAAAATTTCTAAATCAATCCACATGCATCCTGCACCACTACCTTCAACTTCAAATACATCATTTATTGGAAACTTAAAGTATGGTCCATCTCCTAAATGTTGGAAAATGACAGGTTCAACATTTTCATTTTTTTTATAATAAATTCCTGTAATTACTTTCATTCCAGATTGTGCATGTCTAAGCATTTTTTGAATAGTAAATTCTGGAACAAATACATCATCATCAACAAAAAATACCCATTTACTTCCTCTTCTTAATGCTTCTTTTACACATTTATTTCTTAAAGTAGCATAATTTTCTCCTGTTGTTTCTGGAGAACCAATAGCAAAAATCCAATTCCAATAAACTCCTGAAGGAATTAGTTTTGTTATTCTTTCTACCATATGTTGCATCCAAATAGATGGAAGCATTCCACGAGAAATAAGACAAATACTTAAACCCCGTCTTTCATTTACTACTCCTGGTAAGGTTCCTATTTTTGCATCAGAAACCCTTACTATTTTCTTTTTAGTTGTATCTTTTATTGCGGTTGTATCCGTCATTTTCATCATCTCCATTAATTTTCTTCCGTTTCTTTTATTCTATCTAAAACTTTTTGTAAGTCATCATAAATTTCCTTTTCTTGAACAAAAATTGTTTTCCATCCATATTTAGAAAATTCTTCAGACCTAATTTTAATAAATTTTTCTATAGAACCATAATCTTTTATTTTCCATCTAGGATGAAATACTTCTATACAAATCTTTTTTTTCTTTACATGAATAAAATCTGGTACTTTTCTTCCTAAAATAAAAGAGCCGTCACCAACATATTTATATGGAAGATTTTGAATAATTACAATTTGTTCAAATAATTTTTCTAATTGCGTTTTTTTCATTTTGGATATTCTTGTATGTAATCCTTTACGAACTATTTTTTCTATTTCTTTCTCAGAGCGATTTGACCACATCTTTTTTATACTTTTTGACTTTCTTTTACTTGTTTGCTTAGGATTTGAACATAGAGATTTACCATATCTTTCTCTCTTTGTTTTGAGCATTTTTTTTGGGTTAGACATGTTTAAATCTCCTGCCAAGTGAATGTCAATGTTTTAGAATTTACTGTTCCAGAAACTGATTGAATAGTTACAGATGATTGAAGATAAATATAGTCAGTTGTATTTTCTGTATCTGTTATTGTATATGTTGTTGTTCCACCAACTGTTACATTTGTTGTACTTGGTGCACTTGTTGGTATTATAGTGGTTGCTACACTGTCCTCATAACTTCCTCCTGTTGAAACATGAAAAGTTGAACTTACACCATAATTTACAACTTCTCCTGTTACATATGCACCATCACTTTTATATAATTTTATGTTTGTTATTGAAGTAAATGTTCCTCCAAATGAAAGCTTAAATACTTTTGAATAAGAATAGTTTCCTACTGATACAGGATAAGTACTTCTGCTTGCATTTGCTCCCATTGTACTAACTAAATCCAACTGCGTCGAAGTTGCAGTAGATGTTGTACTGCCCAAATACTCCACAAATGTTACGCTACTTGCCATTTTATATCACCTTATTTTCTTTCATTTTAAATCACCAACTTAACCTTCCAGTTCTAGGAAAGTATCCATATCTTCTATCTCCAAATCTACCAATTGTAATGTTTTTTCCATAATATGGTCTACACCAATTAACATAGCTTTGATATTGTTGATATAAATCCCTAATCCATTCGTTAAATTCTGCTTCACTTCTTGTTATTGTTCTTCCGCCTTGACTAATGCTAATAACACCATTTTTCATTCTCTTTCCTTTTTTCTCTTCTAAAATCAAAATTTCTGTCCAAATAATATTAGCAAACTTTAATTCTGTTTCTATTTCGTGTAAAGGTTTTCCTGCCATCCAATAATCAGCAAAAATTCTATATCCAGTACTTGATGGCCAATCATCTGTTAATTTAAAATATCCATTTACTGAATCAATTTCTGATATTCCTTCTGATGGAACTCTATGAATCAATCTATTAATTCTACTTCCTTGTAAAAAGAAAGCTGAACTAATAGAAGATGTTTCATCTGATTCCCATATTCTAAGGTCTAATGGTGTTACTGTTCCATGAGAAACATTTGACCCATACGCATTTGCTAACCATCTTCTACTAATAAAATACCTGTCATTAGAATCTTTTGTTGTAAACTCTAACCTTATTGAAACAAAAACATCACGTTTCACTTTTTCTACTGCTTCTATAATTTTTCTTCCAATATCAGCAGAAGTAAATTCTGTTGTGTCAGTAAAACCGGTTTCATTCCTAAATTGGTCTTCAGTACAATACGCAGTATCTTTAGAAATCACCATTTGTGTTGTGATTGTATCTGATGCCACTCATATCACCTTCACGCATTTAAAAAATTTTCAATAATTTTATATATGTCATTGTTTGCACTCCATGTTGGTGGAATTTCTTTTGTTATTATTTCTTTTAGATAATTATGGTCTTTAGTTTCTAATTCAATAAATCCACTTTCTTTTGCCTTTTTTATTACACTAAATAATTTATTGTGTTGCCTAAAGCTATCTATACCTTTTAATTTATTTGATTGTATAGAAAGTAGTAGTATATTTCCAAGAACATCTGCTAAAGATTCATTTATCTCTTTTCCATCTGGAGTATTTGCTTTATATTCATAATTTGTTATTTTCTTCATCATCTAAAACACCTATCTTGTGTTTCAAATAATATTATTTTTTGTAGTAATTCTTTTTGATTTTCAAGTTCAGAAAAATGTATAAAAAGAGTATCCCAACCGTATTCTTTTATTTGAGATTTCCGTTTTTCAATATATCTTTCTGTGCTACCAAAATTTCTTTTTTTCCAATAGTCTTCGTAAACTTCTACTGCTATTTTTTCACCATTAATATTTACAAAATCAGGATTACATTTACCTATCCAAAAAGACATATCTCCTACATATTTATATGGTAAATTGTTTTCACTAAAAAATTCAATAAGTTTTTTTTCAATAGAAGTTGGTTTATTTATTTTTCCAAAATTAGTGTTTTTGAACCATGTTTCTCTATCCCTTTTACTCCATTCTTCTTTTTTAGCAATACTCAATTTTAAGATTCTTTTATTTGCTTTTTCTTTTCCATAAACATCTTCCCATTTTTTGCCACGTCTTTCTTTTGAAGTTATTTTTGAACCCTTTAAGCCAGCTAATCTATAACTTTCTGTGCTTCTTCTTCCAGAAACTTGTTTCGCAGAAATAGATTGCTTTGCCTTTATTTTATTAGATTTTTCTAATCCATAAAGTTCTTCATATGTTTTTCCTTTTCTATAACTTAATCTTACCATTGTATTGGCACCTCCTTAAAATTAAAGAATAAAGGGATATTCCCTTTTTCTTTGTTTATTCTACCATCAATTCTTTTGTTAATCTGTCTATATATACTCTTCCTTTAAAGAGTGTTGATGCTGTTGGTACGTGTATATGGTCAATGCTTCTTGCGATTGGTACACCAGTAGCTGTTGCTGTCAATGCTTGTCCTATTGTTACTGTTGATACTCCGTCTGCTGTCATTGATAAATAAAGTAATTCATCAAAGAAAACTGTGTCATCCATCACTTTACTATTACTTCCTATTAAGATATCTACCATTGCTATACCTTTTCTTAATATACCCACACTTGTAGCTGATGCAGATGTACCTGCAGAATTATCTAAGTCTCCAACTGCAATTCCAATAAATTGTGTATCATTTACTGATGAATTACATTTAGCAATGGAGTTACTTCCTGTATCTGCTAATTTGACAAAATCTCCTTTAGATATACTTACTGCAGATGATACTGCGTAACTAAGCACGATTCCATCATACCAACTGTCATAACCTGATGGTCCAATCATGTTACCATATGCTGTTGGTTCTGTTGTTGCTGTGAATGCCATCTTTATTCCTCCTTTACCATTTATTCAACTAACAATGCTTTTGTTAGTCTATTAATGTATACTCTTCCTTTGAAGACAGTTGAAGCACTTGGCACATGCACGTGGTCAATACTTCTTGCTACTGGAATTCCGTTATCAGTTGCTGTTAATGCCTGACCTTTATATGCCATATCTACGTCTGTATCTGCAAGATAAAGTAATTCATCATAGAAAACTGTTGCATTTTGTGTTCCACTTGATGAACTTGCTACTAATATATCTACCATTGCAATTCCTTCTCTTAAAACTCCGACTCTTGTATCTGAAGCTGATGTTCCACTTGAATTATCAAGGTCACCGACAGCTATTCCAATAAATTGAGTGTCGTTTACTGAAGAATTACATGTAGTTACTGCGTTTGTTCCTGTATCTTTTAGCATAACAAAATCTCCTTTAGAAATGCTTACTGCTGAAGATACAGCGTAACTAAATACTTTTCCGTCAAACCAACTATCGTTTCCAGAAGCACCTATTGTGCCTCCATAAGCGGTTGGTTCGGTTGTTGATGTAAAACCCATTTTTTATTCCTCCTTATGCTGTATTTACTAATATATAATTCCCTGTCAATGTGTCTTTAAGTTGCCTTTTCACACACGTTGCAGTGAACGCCCCTGACCCAGGAACTATTATCAAATCATTGAAACTACCCATTGCATCCTCTGACCTAGTTGAAACTGATACTGCAATATTTGATGTTGCTGTACAGATTGTAACTGTTAATGTTGTCCCAGCTAGTGTACCTGGACCTGACGGATTTATTGTAAAATTTCCATTTATATATCCTTTTGCCATTTCAATTCCTCCATCATGTATTTGTTAATATATAGTTTCCTGTTAATGTTGTTTTGAGCTGTCTTCGTACACATGTTGCTGTAAATGCACCGCTTCCTGCGACAATTATTAAGTCATTAAAAGTACCCATTGCATCTTCACTTCTTGTTGAGATAGATATTGCAATATTTGATGTTGCTGTGCAACCTCCGTTAGATACTGATGTACCAGCTAAAACTCCTGGTCCAGAAGGATTGATTGTGAAATTTCCACCTGTATAATCTGCCATATTTTATTCCTCCTTTATTTAAAGTTAATATAAGAATTTGTAGGATTGCTCCTACAATTCTAATTAACCTTAAGATGCAGCCATTATCACTCCACTACATGCTCTAGTGTTCTGGATTCCGATTCCATAACTTTCTAGTGCTATAATTTCTGTGTCAACGCTACCTGGAATTCTTCCGTCTACTATTTCTACATCACTTTCTTGTACGAATGTTCCTAATTCTGTGCTGTCAACGAATAGACTTGTTCCTGATGTTACTTGGTTAGACTGAACAATTTTTTGTGGTCCGAAATATTCTACTTGTGGGAATACTCCAACTGTTGCTGTTCCTGCTCCGCCAACTACAACATTTGCTCTATACAAAGCCTGTTTAAAGTCTGTGTCTTTATTCAACGCAGCATAATCGTCCGCATGGAAAATTACATGTGTTGGTTTAAATCCACCAACTTCGAAGCCCTCAATATCTGCTCTTGAATCTATCAAGTCATTGTAGCTTGCTCTTGTGGTTGAACCACCTGTTGCAGTTCTGTTACTATTTGCTGCTGTTACAACATTTTCAATTCCGGTTATGATATCGTCATCAACTTTTCTTGCTAATGCTTTTCCAACTCTTGCTGCTTCAGCAGTAATCATTGAAATCATACCTCGTTTAACCATTTCCCAAGTAATTTTTGATGCAGCTATTTTCTTTGTTGGTGTTACTGTAATGCTTGTATAACCCTCACCTGTGTAAGTGATTACTCCGCCTTCAGCAACTTCTGCTGCATTTACTCTCTTTTCCTTAGGTAACTTCATTGCACCTTTTCCACCAGTTGTCATCATATCGGTGTTGTGCTGTAGAAGTTCTAGGCCAACCATGTTTGGTTCAACAGCTGCTCTAATTACACTCGCTAAAGCTGTTATATACAAAGCACTGGAAGTTGAGGTTGTCACATCTTCTCTAAAAGTATAATATCCACCAAAACTTTCTTTAAATTTTAGTTCGTCTTGTAGAGATTCGTAAGAAATGCCTTTTCTAGCCATATCTTCGATGATTGCTTTCCCTGCAGCTTCGCAAACTCTGCTTCCTGATTCACTCCAGTTTGCCATTTTTTATTCCTCCTTATATCCTTATCTTTGATTTTTGTAAGTACTCTTTTATCACTGTATCAGCGTCATTTTTTACACTCTCAAGTGATTCCACTCTTGAGCCACCAAATGCACCAACTGTAGATTTTCTTCCTGAAAGTTTTTCTTTGATGTGATTATATTGTTCTTGTAAACCATCAGGTGACTGGCTTTTAGGTACTTTGTTTCCGTTTTCATCTTCCATTTCTTCCGGTTTCTTTGAAGGTGTTCCTGGCACTGGCACTCCGCCATCTGCTCCTTCTAAAGCATTTTTTATGATTGGAAGTTTTGGAAGTTGTTTTTTTGGTTGTGGAACTTTCGCAATTGCATCATTTTCAGAAGGTTTGCCTTTGTCAAGACCTGTTTCCTCTCCTGATACTGGTGCTCCTGTTTTTGTTCCGCCATCTTCATCGTGAATTTCACTAGTTTGAGCCTTTGGTACTTCATTAGTTCCTTCAGGTCCAATTTCTTTATCTGGTTTTCTTTCTTTCTCTAATTCTGGGTGTCCCGCAATTTCTTCCTTCTTTGTTCTTAACTTTTCAAATTTTCCTTCGTCTTGTGTTGGTACTTGATTGGCATTCTCCATTTCTTGTTCACCAATTCTCTGTTCTAATTCTTGAATTTTCACAAGTACTTGTTCTAACTCAGGAGTTGTTGAAGGTATAGGTGTTGAAGGAACTTGTCCTACTTGTTGTCCCATTGGTTGCTGTTGTATTACTTCTGGTACTGGTTGCTGTGTTGGTTGTTGTATTGGGGCTTGTGGTACAGGTTCTTGCATTACCTGTTGTAATGGAACTTGCTGTTGTGGAGCTTGTTGTCCTGGAACTTGTTGTCCTTGAATTACAGGTTGTTTATTAATTTCCATTTGAGAAACCTCCTTTTAGTCTTAATTTCTCCTTAAAATAAGTGTTAGCAGCTTTCCAGTATTTTTCGTTTTTTACTATGTTTCTACCACACTTTCCACATAAAAGGGCTAAGTTATTTGCACTATTTTTCATTACAATCATTGGTTTATTACAACAACTAACAATTGTAGAAATGTTTTCTGCTTTATAGCCTTTTAATGGTACTGCTGGGATGTTATTCCCACCTTTTTTATAATATTTTATTGCTGGTTCTTTGTTATATTTGTATTCTGCTTCTTGGTCTTCTTGTGTTTCATCAGCAACATTTGTTTTATCTTGTGTTGTTTTATCTAATCCTTGCATGCTAATCATTCTCCTTGGAATTAAATCAGGGGTTATTTTGTTTTTCGGTTCTTCTGCTTGCTTGATTTTCTTCGCTTCATCTTCTTCCTGAATTAAACTGTCTCCTACGCTTGTTGAAATGTCTTCTTGAGTTGTAGGTTTTATTGGTACAATTCCAGCGTTTGGTTGTATTGTATCTCCTTTTTGTGTCATTGGTTTTTCGTTTTTCTTAATATCTGTAACTGCATCTGGATATTGTTCTTTCTTACTCAAAAATGATTCAGCAAACTTCTCTTCACTAATATAACCAAATGCTTCTGTTTCACCTGGAATCAAAACACTTGATAATTCTAATCCTTCTTTAATGTCAGCTTCAATATAATTTCCATGTTCCATTGTTTCTTTTTGTCTAACATCGCTTACTAAAACTTGAACACTAACATAAGGGATATCTTTTCTTTTTACTTTTCTTATAAATTTTTCTTCTGTTGGGTCAATGTCAACCTTATAAAATAAAGAATTTTTTCCATTGTCATCTGGTCTTATTTCCATATTTTCTACATGACCAATTGTATTTAGAACATCGTCATCTTTATGACTGTTTAAAAATGGTTTTCCTTCCCACGATTTTAATGATGCAAGTCCACTTTCATGAGTGTATGCAACTTTATTTCTTGTTGGTTTTCCAAAAGTTAATGCTTTTCCAACAAGATAAACTTTATGTGGTTTTTCATCTATTTCTCCCGTTTTAGAAGTAGTAGGAGTTTCTTCTATTTCAAAACTCTCCGATAAAAGTGAAATTTTATTAGGATTATGAATATTCTTAGATATATTAACCACCTTACTCTATTTGTATAAAATATTTTTAAAATTAGTTATATTTAAATGTAATTATAAAAACAAACTAAATTGAACTATTTTAAGGTGCTACAGTCGTTGTACTGCTTGATGAAGTACTAGATGATGTACTTAATGTTGAACTGCTTGTTGAAGTACTTGAGGTTGTTGAAGTTGTAGTAGTAGTTGTATTATCTCCATCATAATTAGAATAATAACCTATTACAGTAACACTATGTGATGTCGCACTTGTAGAAGTAAACCCTAAATCTTTATTTACAGAAATTCGTAATGGTGTAACAAGATTAATTGATATATTCCTATTAATTGCTAAATATATTGGTCCAAGAATAGTAGTAGGTGATGTAGTATCATCAACCAAAGAAAATGTTCCTGCTGTGGCTCCATTTGCAAAAATAATATCTGTTATAAATAAACTTCTTCGTGTACTTATTGCTGAAATAAGAGATGTGGCAGTTTGTGCTCCAGAATAAGTTGCAGTATAATCTACAACATTATAAGGTTCTTCACTTTTTGGACTAGGATAACCTGAAGTATTAACTGCTAATACTTTCCTAGCATTAGATGAAAAACCATTTGTATCAATTTGAGTAGTTGCTATTCCCATTAAATCACACTAATTTATTTGTCGCCATGTCTGGTGACTTTATCTATAAAATATTTTATAATTAGTTATATTTAAATGTAATTGTTGAAATGCTCTTCTAACGTGACTTTTTGCTTAGTTTTAATGAATTCTCTGTCTTCTTTACACTTTTCTCTTACATCATTGGCTATTTTATCTAAAACATCTTTCTTACCTTTTCCTTTTTCTATTCTATCATTTATAAGTTTTTCAAGCCATTCATTCCCACCCACACAATAAGCAGCAATAAATTGGTTTCTTACAAAATCATCATAATTCCAACTATATTTTCTTTTATCAGCAAAATGATAAACAATTGCTTCTGGGTGAATTTGTATTGGATAACCACAAGTTGCTATTTTATACATCATGTAATTTTCTCCGCCACCATAAATTCCTAGTTCTTTATTCCAATGTCCAATATTATCAAGTGTTGTTCTTTCAATCATCATACCACAAGTAGACATAACAGGAACATTATATGGTTCGGTCTTTCCCGCAGGAACGCCACAAAATGTATAATGCATTTGCTCTGGTCTTGCAGAATAAATAAGGCTTTTGGTATCAAGTAAATAGTTTATCTGCATATGTAAACTTCCAGGACAAGGCGATTTCATCATTCTTAAAATAGAATTCTTTTTTAATATTACATGAGAATCTAAAAATAAAATTCTTTTTCCTTCAGCTATTTCTAACCCAGCGTTTTTTGCATTCCAATGTCCTTGTTTTTTATTGTATTGAATATTTTTCAACATTCCTTTATTTCTGTAGCCTTTCTTGTTCTGTAGTAGCTGAAATATCTCTATTCCTTCTCCATTCTTTTGTGTTGACATATTGTCTATTGTAATGACTTCTCCATCAATTCCTTCCATTTCATTTAATACATTTTGTACAGTAAATAAGATTTGAGGATACTCATTACAATATGGTATTATTACACTCAATTTCTTCATAAATTCCACTCCTGTTTCCACTTTCCACCTTTCATTAATTTCTTAAAACTATAACTAGAAACAAGTCCTCTATGAGCAATTTTATAAAATGGTAATGCAATAAAGTGATATTTTTTGTTAACTGCCATATTACAATATGATGACCCAGCTTTTGGATGCACTGACCATTTTCCTAATTCTTTCAATGTATTTTTTCTAAATATTGCTCCAGCAGGACAACCTCTAGACCATAAAAGATATTCATCACAAACACCTCTATAATTCCTTCTTACAGCATAACTTGTATCTGATTGAGCTACTGAATAACATGTTGATGCAATAAGTTTTTTATCTGGATATGTTTCTAATGCTTCTATCCCTTCTTTTAACCAATCTTTCTCAAATATTAAGTCATTATCTATAAAGGCAACATAATCTCCTTCTGCCACTTTTACTCCCTGATTCCTACCAAATCCTATTCCTTTATTTTGTTCATTGATTATATGTTTATCAATTTTTTGTGTTTTTAGAAATTCAGTTTGTTTTTTCAGTCCATTATCTACAACAATCAACTCATAAGGAATTTCAGTTGAGGTTTCAAGCGATTTAAGTGTTGTTTTTAACAATTCCAATCTCTCATCATCTTCACACCATGTAACTAATATAATTGATACTTTCATTTAACCACCAAACAATTTCCTAGCTAAATTTATTGCTCTTTTATGATAAACTCCACCATTTCTTCCAGTGCAGCCATTTGCAGTTCCTGTTAATTGTTCTGAATGAATTCTATACTTCATCAATACTTTTGGAACATGATAAAATAAATAATATTGTGATGCTCTAACAATAAACTCATAATCTTCACTTGCAATGAACTCTTCATTAAACAATCCAACTTTATCAAACACTTCTTTGTGAATAAGCAAATTACTCCATGTTGCAAAATAATGGTTTATAAGGCTTTTCTGTTGTGCCTTTAAATTTGTGAACACACGTTCTTTGACTGTTCTGATAGGAACACTATTTCCATTAATTTTCATCCAATTAGCATACACAATTTTTGCTTCAGGTTTCTCTTCTACAAGTTTTACTTGGTGTTCAAGTTTACTTGGAACCCACACATCATCAGATGCTAACCCTGCCCACCAATCTCCTTGCATTGTTTTGATGCCTGTATTTAATGCTCCTGCAATTCCTTTGTTTTCTTGATTAACTAAAACAACATCTTTTAGTGTATTCAAAAATTCTATTGTTTTTTTTCTTGTAGAACCATCATTAACAACAACAACCTCAAATGGTTTGTATGTTTGATTAAAAACACTATCAATACACTCTTTCAAGTGTTTTGGGTTTGTGTTATAAACTGGAATTACTGCTGAAATCTTCACCCAATCACATCCTTCCATTTTGCTATCCATTCATGCCCTTCAATTTCCCTAAAAATATGGTGATGAACATTTCCTAAAAAGATTCTATCAAATGTTTTCTCTGAAGTGAAATTCCTAAAGGAAGAACTGATAAAATCTATATTTTTTATTCCTTTTATTTCCTTTATTTCATTGCACACATCAATATCTTTTTTACTATTGTCTACACCAACTATTTCCTTGAAGTTCTTAGAGGTGTGAAATGAAAGAAATCCTTTATTACACCCAATATCTAAAAACCTTTCGCCTCTAAAAAAAGAATCAAAATGTTCATTAAGTAAATCTATCCTTTTCTTCAATACTTTTGTAGGTTCCATTCTTTCAATATTAAATGTATGAGTAGGAGGATAATCTACATTAATTTTATTTTGTAGACCCATTTACACAAACTCCTTATGTTTTAATTCACAAGTTATTGCTTCAAGTGCAAAATTATATTCTGAATAGTAACACTTAACACACACAGACCCATCAAAATATTTCTGCTCTTCAAATATTTTATCAATATCTTTTCCGTCGCCCATACACATACTCTTTTCATAATCCTTTCCTGGATTAGCCAATGCATATTGAGTTCCACAACAAGGATAAATTTTACCATCTGCTCCAATTACTGGTTTTAAAAGAGAGATAAGACATTTTTTTGCTCCTTTAGTTTGGTCTTTTCTTCCTTGATAAACTACAAGTTCATCGTTCTTTAGGTTTTTCTTAACTTCACTCATATCTGGGACATTCTCTAAGTCAAATAAATCAGATACTACTCTAACATGTGTAAAATTAAATTCATTCGCACAGTCAATTATTTCTTGTAGTATGTTGTATTTTGGTTTGGATGTTAAAACATAGCTAAAAGCCCAATCAACATTTTTTCCTCTTTCAACAGCTTTACTTATTCCACTAAACCAATCAAATAAAGTCATAGACAATGGAGCCAGTTGAGTTTCCAACCAATCTGATGATGAAAATCTAATCCAAGTAATATAATCTAAACTCGCTTGATTAAGGTTTTTTATCAATGTTCCATTTGAAACAAGACCAACTTTAATTCCAAGTTCTTTGTGCAATGCAACTATTTCGTTTATTTGTGGATGTGTTAGAGGTTCTCCTCCACCTGTAATTGTAACAGCTTTTGTCCCGCATTTCTTTGCTTTTACCATAATTTCTTTTATGTCTTCAAAAGACATTTTTAGTGTTTTAGCTCTTCCACTACAAGAACAAAATGAGCAATTAAAATTACAAATATTTGTAGGATTTAATTGAATATGCAAAGGCATTATTTTTTTGTTCTTATCTACAGCTTTTAACCTTAGTAACTTTGCAGGAAAAACTGATGCTGCACTAAAACTTGTTTGTTTTGTATCCATCATAACAACTCCCACTTTTTGTAATAATCATCTAAAGTCATTATTTGCTTTGAAGTGATAAATTCTCTTTCGTCTTTACATTTTTCTTTCACATCATCTCCAGTTCTATCATACCAACTTGGTCTTGATTTTACTCCTTTTTGTTTACATAGTCCATCAACAAATGAAGTGAGCCATTTGTCTCCACCAATTGTATAAGCTGGAATCATTTGATTGCGGTAACCATCTTTTGAATTAAAAGTATATCCATAAGAGTGCTTTAAGTGATAATAATGTGTGTCTGGATGAATGTAATGAGGATAACCACAAGTGCCATGTTTTAAGTTCATATAAGCTTCTCCACCCCATCTAGTTCCAAATTCTTTGCTCCATCCACCTAATTCATCAAATACTGATTTTGGACACATCATTCCACAAGTGGTCATGTGTGCGACTTCATAAGGTTTTGTGAATTTTTCTCCTACTTGTGCTCTTCTAAACCTAAAAATATACTTTAATCTAGGGTAATGTTCAAATGTTCTATAATTCATTAACATTGGATGATGATAACAATGAACACCACCAATCTTCCCATCAAAATTATCTAAAAATTCTATTTGTTTTCTTAAACTATCTCTACCAACTATTACATGGGCATCAGGAAAGAATATATTTCTTCCTTTTGCTACTTCTATTCCTGCATTCTTTGCATTCCAATGTGATTTCTTTTTTCCATACTTAATGTATTTTACTCCTTTTTCTTTATTGTGCTTGAAAAACTTTTCTGTTCCATCATTAGATAAATTGTCTACAACAATTATCTCAAACTTACAATAACCTCTGAGTTCCTCTAACAAAGCCTGAATTGTATATAAGAGATGATGTTTCTCATTACAAGCCGATATTACAACACTACAGTCCATGTAAAACTATCCTTCCATTCAAACGGTTTTTGTTGTTGAGCAATCCATTTCCTTGCTTCTTCTGGTTGTATTTTGTTTTTGCCAGCTTGACCTAAATAAGACTTAAAGCGTTTTTTGATAAACAGTAAATGTTTTTTTTCGTAATTTGGAAAGATTAACCAATTATGGTCATCTCTTCCAACAAGAATATCTATTTCAACTGAAGGAAAATAAAGTATTCCTGCTTTGGCTATTCTAACCATTTCAGCACAAGCTTTGTTTGGGTCTTGCACATGTTCTATGACATGATGAGAATAAGCATAATCAAATTCTTTATCTTTAAACATACTCATGTCTTCCATTGCTGTCTTCACAAACCTATTGCTTATCTCCGGATTATTCATAACATTTTTGTGCATGTAAATATCCGTATATACATCATATCCTGCTCTTGGGTTTGGTCCGCAACCAACGTCTATACGTCGTACCATTAACAAAACCTACCTTTTTCATCTCTATTATCTAAATGTTCTTCAATAAAATGATATCCTGTACTATCAAAAAGTTTTAGGTTTTCTATAGAATTATTTAAACGATTACCATCTTTGTGATGAACAACCTCATTTTTAGTTAAAACTCTACCAATCTTTTTTTCCATTATTAGTCTATGCTCACAAACATATCCATGTTGTGTAGAATTTGGATGTTTTGGACGCCAGATATATTTATAACCATCATTTATCAAAAATCCCCCTTTCCAATTTTTATTAAGATTACCACTTCTATTTTTACTCATATTTTCTTTTGTGGTTTCTGAATGATGTTTTCCTGTCATACCACCAATTCGTTTCTTTCCTAACATGCCTCTTGGATTTTGATGAATTTTTCCACATTTTCTACATGGTACATCTCCATAATTATGCCCTTTCATTTCTTCACCTCTTCATTTACTTCATCAATTACTTCAATAAATTTCTTGAATGTTCCATTTCCTTCTATTGAACTGATGAAAGCTTTTATGTCTTTAGGCAAACACTCTCCACCGTAAGCTGTTCCAATGTGCCATGGATGAGGTCCAAAGTATTTAGATTTGTGTGTTTCTTTTAATACCAAATCATAATCAACTCCGTGTAATTTTGTACATCTTTTCATAGAATTCCAAAAGGAAACATTACATGACAACCAAATATTATGAATGTACTTGAGCATACAAGCAGTTGTGAGGTTTGTGAAAGTCATTTTCTCTAATTGCAAACCAAATAGTTTAGATAAAAACCATCTCTCTTCTTGCAACCATATCTTATTTCCACTCTTTCCAAAAACACAACAAGTTTGATTGAACACTCCACCAATTGGATTTTGTGCTTCTAAGAATTCTGGATAGAAATAAAACCCTTGGTTGTCATCTTTATATTTTTTCTCTAGTTTTACTATCTCTACTGGTAATACAGTTGATTTGATTATTATGTTTTTTATTTGCCAAGAGTTATTTATTTCCTCTAGTACATTTGACAAAATAGACAAGTCTTGTTTACCTTTTATAGTAGGAGTAGGAACAGCTATTATTGCTACATCAGGTTCATTATCTTCTGAAGGAAAATTAAATCCATATCCTTCTGCTTCTTTTCTTGTTTTATCGTTTGCAGTTAAAACACAAACGTTATGCCCTAATTCTTTTAAGAATAGAGCATACGCTTTGCCTACAAACCCAAAACCGACACACAATACATCCATGTAATCACTTCCCCGCATAATATATTAATGGTTCCAAATACTTTTTGAACACCGCTTTCAAGTTGTGGTCTCTTCTCATTTGTGTTCTTAATGCCATGATTCTATCATGTTCCAACTCAAAGTTTATGTATCCTGCAATGTCCATAAAATAATTGTCTTCTTTACCATAAGTTGTTTCTGTTGTTCCATTCATTCCATCTTTTATGTCAATTGCACTACTGAACTTCCTATACAATGGTTTGTCTCCGTAAATGCTTCTCATTGGCATAAAGTCAAAGTTTAGTATTGGGAAGTTTCCTGTAATCATTGCTTCTTGTGCGACAAGAGAGAATGTTTCGCTTCTGCTAGGCAATAAAAACACATTACTTATTTCCATGAAATCTTTTACCATATCTCTTGGTGCTTCCAATTTAAGGCTTGGGTCTTGCTCTGAAACAAAAATTACTTCACTTGAACTTAATCCACCTTCTGCTGCCATTACTTTTAGTTCTTCTCTGTATTTTGCTTTGTCTCCACCAGTTGAATGAAAGTCCATAAAAATTAGTCTTACACTTTTACCCATTTTCTTTACTTGTTTTATTAGCTTGACACACATTTCAGGTTGTTTTCCTCTATCTAACCTTAGTGGATAAGTCATTATCACATCAGCCATTAGGATATCAAATTTTTTGATTATCATTTCTGATAAAGGATTCATATTAAAAAAACTACACACATCAATTGGGTGTGGCACAACTTTAATTTCATTTTCTTCATATCCAAATGCTCTTGCAACTCTAGGGATATCATATGCGTTTGGATAAACAACAAAACTATTTGGGAATTTTTCTCGTTTCTTTCCATCTACTGCACAAGAATGAACCCAATGTAACCATCTAATATCTGGAAAGTCTTTTATTAATTGTCTTGCTGCTGCATCAAATTTTTCAGTGGATGCCTGAAATGTGAGGTCATGCGTAATTACAACATCAATTCCATTTAAATATTCTCTTAATTTTTCTTTTATTTCTCCGACTTCTTTATTGAATGGTTCTGGTTTATCACGCCCCCACTCATTATGACAGCCTACTTTTGGAAGATAACACAACTCTATATCTTCTCTTGCAAATTCTCCTTCTGGCTTAAAACCATCCATAACAGTTACTTTTGGTTTATATCCATTTTCACAAAGCATTTTTATTTGCCTTTCAACAATTATAGTCAAACTGTATGCTTTAAAATATTGTCCAAAATTAGTAAAAATTAGTACGCTCTTCACTCAACATCACCTCAAGATTGTATTCTTCTGGATTGTATTCCATTTTTTATTCCTCCTAATAATATATTTATACCTATATGTTTTTATTTATATTTCCTTTTGTATGCTAAAGGTTTTACTCCAACAATGGGAAAATCTAAAACCTTAAAGTCAACCATGTTATATTTCCTCAAACTTTTTAATCTTATACCAACTCTTATTTCTCCAGTTTCTACTCCTATAATTTCTAAATCTTCTTTAATTCTTCTAACTGTTTTGTAGTGTTTTTCTATTTGTTTTAATATTAATGTATCCAAATCTATTTCGCTCAATTAATCACCTGTCCCGAAACAACGCTCCACAACCAAATAACAGCATAACCTGCAATAGTAAGTGATGCACCAACCAACCATCTATTCATAGTAATTCTTCCACTTAATTTTTCCCTTTCATTAACTCCATTAGAATTAAATTTTCTTACCGTTTCCTCTAATGCCTCTAGTTTGTCAAAAATGTCTTTGTTGGTTATTTTAATGAATGTACTATTTCCATTGCCACTTTTCTTTGCCATCAATTTCCCTCCAGATGTTTGTAGATTGCCTCTGATAGTTTACCTTCAAACTTTTGTTTTTGAAGAGAATTAAAATCAATACACAAATATCCATTCTTTTTCATTACTTCAGCTCTTTCTGTTAATGCTGGGTCATCATACACTATCACATCAGCCCAATTCTTCCAACTTTCCCAATTTCCGACTAATCCTTGCATGTGTCTAATCTCCGTTCTTTCTTTAAAATTTATCTTTATATCATTTCCTTCTGCTTTAATCTTCTCAGCTAATCCTAACAATCTTCCCTTTTCTGTGATGA